TCCCTTGCTGATTTACAAGCCATACAAGTATGGCTGTATCCCCCTACTGGCTTACCGAACTTGCGCTTACTGACGTACTTAGCGAACAGGGCAAGACTCTTCTGAGTATCACACTTTTTGCACACTCGGAGGGTCGAGAGGATCATGGGGGGAGCGGTCATTGGCTTAGGGTACAGGTAGTGGCTGATTACGTCAAGCTCCCTGAGGGATTACCCCTCAGGTAAGGTCCTCAATTGCAGCCTGAGCCTGACCGTTACCCATGACCGTCCGGCTACCAGGACCACGATGGAAGAACTTGGGCTTATACATATTCAGCATATCTGTTAGTCGAGAGGTAGCCCGCTGGAGCTTCATCCTGTCAGCGTTATTCTTCGGGAACATCTGTTTAGCGTACCGATCGAAGAGTGTCTTTTGGAAGACCTTTCCGACACGCTTGTATGCCATCATCAAATCTGAGTTGACAACCATACTATCTTCAGCTTGAAACTTGCCGAAGTCTGAAGGGAGTATAGCTGACTCCCAATCACGGTAGTCGAAGAGAGTTTCTAGTAACTTAATTACGTCACTGTTCCGGTAGGCGTACTGCGAGGTCATATATAGACCCTGCTTCCGGTAGTTCCACGCTACATCATAAGCGACAAGCATCAACCCTCGGTTAGCCCACTCACCATCGGCCATCTCAGAGGTTAGCTTATCGTTACTGAGGACGTACAGCAATAAATCCTGTACCATATCTTCATACTCTACCTCAGGGAACTCCCTGGAGATCTGCCTAGCTACCTTACTAATGATCGGCCGCCACTTGGTAGTTTTATCTTTACCCAACCTTCCCCTTTCTGTCGTCATAGCCGCATACCATAGCTACCGCCATAGCTGCTGTCTGAATTAGTTCCTGTCGTAGGTTCTCTTTATTGTTACCATCTCGGGTGAGCGCCCTAGCTACCTCCCCGAACTCTTCAGCTAGGATGATGAATCCTGACTCAACAGAGGTGGTATCCCCATTCATCGGAGTGTTATCGAATCCGTGCTTCTCCTCAGCTGACTGCAACTCTAGGTAGACATCATAGAGGACATTTGTTCTCTCCTGAGCATCCTCAAAGCGACGTGACACTACTACCCTCTACTCTCTTGGTATCCCTAGACCATCCACCACAACTATTACATCTATATCTTTGAAACTTACCAACGGAGGTGTAAGCGAAACCCCTAGGACTAAGGAAGTAACCACACCTCCCACAGGTATCTACCGCTGTCCCACTATAGAGGTTACCGTTAGGGTGACCAGGAATCCACGGAAGAACTCTGTAGTATAACTTCTCCAACAGCGGGAAGACGTCACCTATACAATACTTCTTCATGTCCCGCTGAGCTTTCTTGTCCCCAGCCATAACCTTTACCCACAGGTCATGTCCCTCATGAGGGACCTTACTACCAATTTCGAGAGCTGTAGCTACGTATTGGAGTTTGTTACTAGGGAACCGGAACTGTTTCTTCACTGTCTTATATAGGTCGATTGATTTGTAAGGCGGTGGAGGTCCCAGGTGGTTAAGTAGGAAATCCTTATTTAAGGTGGGGATGTCAAACCGATCACCGTTGAAGGTTACTACTGAGTCAGCTCCACCAATCAAATCATAGATGGTAGTGAGGAAGTCATATCCTGGTTTGTTCATCCACTCAGCCCCAAAGAATACTGTCTTCTCATCTAGGTATTTGGCAGCCCAACAGAGGGTGTAGCTGGATTGTCGTAGCTGATTGAGGTTGACGTTCACGTTCCAGAGGGACCAGACGTCAGCTATATTAGGGGCTGTCTCTATGTCCAGTAGTAAAGTCTTGATCTGGTTCAACCTCCACCCATACGTCCACTAGGTCATATAGGAGTGGTTCTGCGTACTCCGTATAAAGCATATCCTCGATGGCCCATAACTCTAGTCCCTCTACGGACACATCTTCGTCGTACTCGAAAGACCCTCTAAAGGAGATGTTCCTACTAGAGGCGTAGTGAACTTTAAACTTCACATGAATCACCCTTCGTAGGGTGTTTAGCTACGTCGACACAGCCCATCGCATACCCCAGGGCGAAAGCCTCAGGTAGCATAGTGGGACAAGTCCCAACGGTTGACCTCAAATTATAGAAGACACTTAGTCCATGGTCGAATAGACGGTTAGCTAGTTCTTCGTTACTGATCGGTGGTAGAGTTCCCATTCTTAATCCCTTCCTCAGTTACACATTCATATCCGCAACCAGCGTACCCTGCTAAATCAACCCAATGGTCTACTACTCCTGGACTCCAGGTAGCTCTGCTCATCTTGAGAGCGATCATAGCTAAAGCAACTTCGTAAGCTGAGAACTCCCTCTCAAAGAGGACACTCCAGAGAGCCGCTGTCCGGGTGAAGTCCTGGGACGGAGGTCCGTAGGTGTTATTGCGATCCTTAGTGGTAGCCTTAATGGCTTCCAGTAGGATGAACTCTTTATCGGAGATAGGCTCAACGGTCTTAGTAGGCTCTACACTCTCAACTAGCTTAAGTGATCGAGAGTCCCAACCTGATACGTTCTCCCCGTAAGAACCACCACCCCAACCACTCACCTTAACCCAGTTATTATCGAAACCGATAACTGTTCCGGGGGAAGTAGTAGCGTCCCTATAGGTCATGTTCTCCTTAACAAGGAGAACTTCATCTCCCACCTTAAACTCCATCTAGTTCCGCCTCATCGTCGTCGTCCACTACCACTGAGCTACCGTATTCAGCCATGATGATATCTCCCGCCGTCTCCGCTGCGGAGGCTGCGAGCTCGGCTAGCATACTCACGACGTCATAACAGCGTTGCTTCTGAGTACCATAGAACTCAGCTAAGTATTCGAAGTCCCTAGCTTGGTTACGTAGGACCTCTGTAACCTTCTGATTGAACTCAAAGAGTTCATCAATCTTTGCATTAATGGCCTCTCTGATCTCAGAGGGATTCTTACGCTCTTCCAAGTTAGTCCTTCCATCCTATGTATTCCTTGAGAGCGGGTCCGCCATGGTCAAGGTAGTACTGGTTGACGTCCGTGTCCTTCATGATAATGATAGCAGCATCATCGACGGATGTCAATATCTGTTTGCCTAGTTTTTGTCCGGCTTCTCGTCCTTTACCTTCTTTCCCGTCACCGTCTGCCAAAACGACGATACGACGATTCCGCAGAGCCCTAGCAACAACAGGGTTCCAAGAGTTAGCACCAGGAATAGCAATAGCTGGGATAGAAAGTGAATGGAGGATAACAGTGTCGAACTCCCCTTCTGTTACATAAATCTTTGGATATAAACCCTTCAATATGTTAGGGTTAAAAATACGGCGGGCTTCGAAGCCCACCGATGACATATACTTAGGTTCTCGGTCGTCTATTCGTCGAAACTTGAGACCAACCACGCTACTACCAGCAACATAAGGAAGAACAACCATACCATCGTAAGCTCTATCCTCTGGTCTAGGGTTTACTACGAAACCAAGATGGAAATAGTTCTGTGCCTCTTTCGTAATCCCTCTTTCGAGAAGGTACGTCTCCCCCAGGGAAGACGCTAGGTTGTTGTGGTACTCCCTCGTAAGGTCCGCCAGTAATTTCTTCATATCTTTGCTGGGAACTATCGCCATACTTCTCCTTTAACAGCCAGAATAATTGTCCCTTCGTTCCGCAAGCAAAACAGATAAACCCACCGTCATCAGAGTAACAGCTACTAGGGATAGTCTCCTCGTGGAATGGACACAGGATCTTTGTCCAGGTCATCTTCGTCCTTCATTAGGTCATCCCAGAATCTAGTTAGGTTGTCACACGAGTAGGACTGTACAGCAAGAGGCACATCCTGATGGCCCTTCTTGACTAGCTTCTTATGGTCCCAGCCGTAGCAACCCAACACAGCTTCACCATAGACGGTACCCCATGTGTTATGGCGTCCTGGTCGGTAGTGCCACTCGTTCCAGTTAGCGTCCGGACCCTCGAAGACGTCCTGGGTGCTCCCCATGACGTACACACTAAGGTACGTAGTTTTTTCAAACCCACTATGACATTCGTAGCAATCATAATCCTCCGAGTGGCTTAGAACTACTTTGATAGTCTCAAGCTGTTCGTCCAGTGGTCTATCTGGGAACGCTAGGCGGTAAGCCTTCCACTCCATCGCGGACTGCCAGCTCATCGGGTACACCCTCTCTCATCTCTTTATGTTGACAGTCGCAGAACGATTTATCAAATCCTACTTGAGTCTTACAGATATTGTGTCGTTGTGTTTTACAGTCCCAACAAACCATTAATAGCCTTTCCTATTCCGTAACCGATGATGAAAGCAGCGATACTTAAAACTTGATCTCTCATCAGGTCACGTTGCTCTCAGTACGGTGAGGAAGGGGATACCCCCTGAGTGGTTGAGTACCTGAATCCATCCACGTCCGTGGAAGATGACGGAGAGTTTATTGATGGGAGTAGCGAGTAGGATTCCCGTCCAACCTTCAGAGTCCTTAATATAGAGGAGATTAAGACCACCAAGGTTAGCTGCTAGCACAGTCCCCTCGTTATAAGGATCTACTACGATCTCTTCCCACTCAGCCTCGGGAACAATCTTACCCTGAACGTCATCCAAGTCAGTGATCCATAGGTAGGGACTGAACACTCCGAGAACGGTTCTGATTCTGTCTCGGTTCCCGATCTTCCATACGTCTTTGCCTGGCTCAATCATTTATTGATCCGACCTTTCCTATTTCGTGGGGTACGTTTCTTCTTAGGTCTACCGGGAGCGATGATCTCTCGACCGAGGGCTAGCACAGCTGGAGGGGTCCTGAGGTAGTCAGCAAGTCGTTGGGCTCTGTCGTGATTCTTAAGCCTCCCCACAAGTCGGGTATTACAATAACTACATAGCAATCCTCGTACGGCTCCACCATGTTCATGATCGATGTGAAGTGGTTTACCACCCTTAGGTTCGGTCCCACAGATGTAGCACTTCCCACCCTGAAAGTCCAGGATGACATCATATTCCTCAAGAGTGATACCGTAAGTCTTGAATACCCACGTCCTACGTCCCTCTCTCTTGGAACAATCGGAGGAGGCATACTTCTTTTGTCTCCCCGTTAGGATCTGCTCACAGCCACAGACGCAATTAGTAATTGATATAGTCCCATCCCTCTTCCGTAGAGAAGATCACTCTCTTGACTCCCTCATCTCTCAGTCTGTCAGCACACCTTAAACAGGGCTTAGCCATCCTAAGGTGACCTTGACGATTGATTCTTGCTACGTAGACTACTGTCCCCCGAAGGCTAGCTCCCTTTGGGAAGACGACGGAGCGCATCCATTTCAGCATGCCATGTCGCAAATTCAGGATGGATATTAGAATGATGTCTGAACTTGACATGTCCTCTGGACAGCACACTTCCCCCTCTGGCGACCACACTTCCCAGTTTCCAGCGATAGGAAACAAGCTCAGCCTCTCTTACTGCCTGCTGAAGTAAACGTTCGATTCTAGTCATACCTGTACCATACCACAGGGTGTCAAACTTCACTTAATCGAAGTATGTCACCGTCTTGGTCTTCTTTACACCCTCGTAGTAGCCATCCCAGTAACCACCATCGTGTGATACGTAGTGACCGTGAACAACCAGCCACCTCTTAGTTCCATCCTGATAGTGGAACTCATAGACTACTGACATAGGGTTTCTATCGGGGTCAACCTCGGAGTACTCCTCCCCTGAGTTGAGGACGGTTACCAACGTTCCGTCATCTAGAGTAAAGCCATCTCCGTACCGGTATTCGGCTAGCGTCTCTACGTCAAGACCGTACCTACCATTGAGGGCTTCCACTTCTCCGAAGTGAGTAAGGATATCTTCAGCTAGATCTACCCCATTTCCTTTTCTTCTACTCATAGAAGGTTACCACCCTCTCCTGTGGGGTAACCTCGAATAGTTCACCGTCGTAATGTCCACCGTCGTAGGAGGCGTACCAACCAGGCTTCTTGAAGTACCGGACCATACCTTTATCTAGGTCACTCTCCATGACGACACTAAAGACTAGCCAGTACTGGTCACCTTCGCCTTCACCACCATGTTGTTCGACGTAACCAACTTTTCCTAGACCAGGGATAACAACAGATTTATTACTCTCTAGTTCCCATTCGAATTCGTGCCAACTAAACTCACCGTCTTTCTCCTCATAGAAAGCTTCGATTTTCTCTTCAACTTGTTCCTCATTCATACGTGGTTACCTCTTTCGTAGTGGGTGTAACGACAGTGAAGGTACCATCCCAGTTTTCCTCACCGTAGGAGTCCACTGTTCCTGCCTTCTTATAAAATTTACCAGCAATCTGGAAGATAATCCAGGACTCCCCCGTCCACCCTTGGGGATACTCACCGTAGTCGTCGTAGTAGTCACCCTTTTGGGTATAGACTTCAACTACTTCGACAGGAGTATCGAATCCTTCTACGTTATAGATACCAGGGCGTGCGTACCTACTCCACCCCTTGACCAGTAGGTTGTGTACGTCCAATGGATTCATAGCTTGATCAACCTATCTTTCTTCTTGAGGTGACGACTCAAATAATCTTCGGGTTGGGCGAACTGATCAAAATTGTCGACGATAAATCTGGCAGACCTTCCTTTGGTAAGCGATGTAATCGTTCTTCGAAGCGACCAACGATATGCAGCACCCGGACTTGCTTTATAATTTCTCGGAATGAGGACACGTTCAAGTGCAGTCGCGTAAACCTCCTCCCTGAATAAGCGGATAAGATTATCGTAACCAAGACCCCACATCTTTTGAGGGTCGATGTCGACAGTAGATCCATCTCTAAGGACCTGGTTGTAGAGCGCTTCCTCCCCGTATGCGACAGATTCGTGAATACTATCATGATCATAGATCCTCGTAACAGCATCCTGAAAGAAGTCGTCTTTTTCCATCGAAAGATTTGTCCTCTTCGGCCCGTGTAGATAGGACCAGACCGCGTAAAGCTCATTGTGTAGGAGTAGATCGAGGTGGGCTCCCTTCTTTTTAAGGAACCGTAGATCAGAGATGTGCTTGTCCCAGCTACCATTTTTGAGTTCCCAATATGAATGTGATACTTTGATTGTGTACAACTCATCGATGGTAGCGACCCTATGACCCTCACCTACCCAAGTATCCAACGAAGGATGGGAATAAATATCCATTCCCATTCCAATATAATCTGGACGATTAGATGAAGAAACAATTAAATCCAGATCCTTAGGCTCTCTAACCTCTTTGTGAAAGTGGTAGTACATAGCGGTACTACCAATGACAACATTACCCATTATTCTCTTTCGCGTCCCGTAGGATTCTAGGGATAGCTAGCTCAGCGTCCTCGTAAGCCCGCCCCCACGTCTTACCCACGTCCTGAGAGATTTGAGCCTGAGCGAAGTACTCCACGACCTTAGTGGGCCAAGACCACCCATGATTCTCCTTAAGAATAGGGATAGAGTATGAGTTAAACGTCTCGTTAACCTCAATTCCCATTAGTCCTAGGACCACTCCGATGAGACAGCCGGTCTGACCTCTCGGGTCGGTGTCACTCTTAAGATCCATCGGATCTACCGGGGTGTAAATACAGTCGTATAGGTTACTGGGGTTATAGATAAAGTCTTCACCCTGAGTTTCAACAGCTCTCTTGAGTAGGTCTCTCGCCTCATCGAGGGTTAGTGGAAATAGCCTTAGAGATTCGGCGGCCTCTTCAACGGTTACTTCAGTGATCTGTCCCATTACTTCTTTCTCCCTAACCACATTTTCTCTTTGACCCACGGGATGAGTACCTGTAGGTTTCCTTCTGCGTCCCGCTTACCGTTGTTGTTCTTAACGATACAAATACCCAACACGGAGACGTCAGCCTCATACAACGTAAGGATTAGTCGTGGACGCTTATCAATTTTGTTCATCAAACCACTAAGGGGAATGGGTGTCTTCCCGTCGGCGTACATCCCTACTACGTGACACAGAACGACTACGGCAGCTCCCGTGAAGGAAGCTAGCTGTTTAAGGTAGTCGAGTACCGCGTCCTGACCACTCCTCTCCTCCATACCTCCGGTCGAGACGTCCATGAGGTTATCCACTACGATCAGAGATGGGTACTCTCCGTTGACTAGGGCGTAAGCCTCAACCTCAGCTTCGATATCTTTAGGAGTAGGCGCACTATCAAACGAAATCCAGATGTGCTTTGTAGTATCCTGGATGAGTTGTAAGATCGCCGGATCTTTCTGGAGGATGAGTAGTTCAGTTTCGTGCGTAAATAATGTACCAGCCACCATAGTTCCGGCTCTAATCCCGAACGTAGCAACATCACTATCTGCTGAAAAATAAAGGGTAGGCACCTTAACACCACCTTGGTCCTCCATATTCAGTGCGACAAATGTGATTAGAGTTGACTTACCTACCCCTGAGCCAGCGGCGATCAGTGTTAGCTGGCTCCGTCTGATCTTAGCCCCATACATCTCCAACTCTTTGAAGACGGAGGGTAGGGGTTCTCCGGTTGGTCCCTTAGCTGACAGAGATAAAGCTAGAGTTTGGATAGCCCCTCACCACCCTATAATTTCACTGGCTTACACTGGTTGTCTCGGTCATCGGAGGGGCAGTAGTAGTCTGCCGCGTAAGGCTTCCCTGCCTTAGTTTTCATCCCACGACAGTCATTCATCGGCCCGTGCTTACAGCTAGGTACGCCAACAGTACTATTCCTAGAGTTAGAGTTCCCGCTAGGTACACCACTGTTACCACTCCCATTAATCGCTCCAGCCGTAAGGATGTCCTTAAGGAGGAACGCTTGCTTAACCTGGACGAGCGCATCCAGGAACCTATCCGAGTTCGCAGCCAATCCCTCAGTGAGTTCAACTAATTCCTCCGCAGAGTTAGCTCTTAGGTTGGTGAGTTGTCCATTGAGTGTCGTGTTTACCTGGATCTTATAATCTTCAGCCAATTGATTTCCTTTCGTTTGTTACATCTACAATAAAGCCGAGCGGATGACGCTCAACCACAACCGTATACTCTGTTACGTGTGTATACAGACTAGCCGGAGCCTTCCGAGGTCTCATCGGTAGCTGAATCTCATGGGTGGAGTTGTACTCTCGGATGCCATCCCGAAAGCTTCTCTTCTTAGTTTGGTGATTGTTACGGACCTTGTTAGCGAGAGCTACGTAAATCATCTTCTCGTAGGGAGTCTCGGGGTGGTGGAGTCTCACCGGACGACGTTAACTGTAGCCAGTACCTCATCCGAGAGGAAGGGCTGATCAGCTATAGTGATCTGGACATACTCTGTTCCGTCGGGAGTCTTTAGTACAGAGACGTTAGTTACTTCCTTACCCCGTGGGATAGGTACGTCCTCAAAACCATTAACGAACGGAACATCCGTCTTGAACTTCTTAAGACCCATCTTAAACCTTCACCTTCGGATAGATTGTTTGAACACTCTTTACGTATACGTTGACGAATTCTGTCGATAGAATAAAATGAATCATATCAAATAATGACCGAGATGATACGTTCATCGAGTACAGGTTGATAACCTTTGCCTTCCCGTCAATCTTCTTGACAGAGTGACCAAGAATTACTTCTTCCACCTCGTAGATAAGTAACTCTTCAGATAGACCTTCTCGTTCAGCCCACGTCAACTCTCTTGAGAGAGTTACTGTGATATGGGTAGCCTGACTACTCACTACTGACCTCTCTCTTGAAGACGGTAATAATTCTTCCCTTCTCCCACTTACAGTTATCTGTAGACGGATATACCGGGGGAAACTTATCCACAAGGGTGATGTTCTGGACGATAAAATCTTCATCCGCTTCAATAAAGATCTTGTTATCGTGGATAACCCTCATAGGTCTTCCTCAATTGTGTCAGCGATAGCCCCAAACGTATTTCCTGTGTCATTCATGGTAGCTAGACGTCCCTGCTCAGTTCCATCGACATCACCCATCTTACGACCATCGGAGATGTCCTTTAGTCCAGCCCACTTGGCGACCTTACGGGGAAGGTAGACACCCACCCTAGATTTACCAGCGTTATGGTTCATTAGAGGAACCTTCTTGATTACGCCTTCTTGTACTGCGATCTCACAGAGGACACCCAAGCAACAGTACTTAGGAGTACTATCCCCCTCTGGAACGTCCTTAAGTACACCCTCCCCCTGGGAGTACTCCCCACTACGGAGAGCAGCTACCCACTTCTCTTTTACTTCTGGATTCAAACTCACTTCAGTGGTTCTCCAATCTTCAGCCAACCTTGTTGATTACACCAGGGTCGGACGTCACATAGTTGGCAGTGGTCACCGGGGGAAGCTAAGAATACCCCGGAGTTAATTCCTTTATCTAAATCTTTGAATTCTTGGACCCAAAAATTTTTGTCATATCTTGAGAGATCTTTGATGGTAGATCCTCGGTCCAACTTACTGAACCAGTACCTTCCTTCGAAGACTGGGATATCCCAAAGCTCCCTCGCTACCATCGCGTAGAACGCTAGCTGCCTTACATCATCCTCACCCTTCGGGGAACCACTCTTGAGGTCTTCAAGTAGGTAGCTCTCATCATACGGGTAGTAGAGGATTCTGTCAATGGCTCCCCGGACTAGAACCTCACCCAACTGGATCTCGAACTCTCGTTCGATGTGACTGATCTCCCAGGGAGCTGAGAGACACCTATCAATATAGACTTGTAGATTATCGATCCCACGTTGTCTGTAGTTTTTGATTGAGGTAACGACGTGTTTAGTTCTTGGAGGAACCATCCAGTAGTCGTAGTCAGGTTGGAGTTCTAGAGCAGCGGAGACGTAATCATCATAAACACTACAGAACATATCAGTAGGACTGTATGATCTCCCGTCTCTTTCCCACGCCATTACTGTGTCGTGGAAGGCTTTACCTAGTATTGTCCAGGCTGCCGGTCTTTCCGGGGTCTCACCCCTTCTGATACGTTGGAGGTAGAACGACTGCCCACATCTCGTGTAGGCTTTGAGTTGAGATAAGCTTCTGTGTCTTGGTCTTCCTTCTTCGGTTCCTTCTTGTGCCAAATGTTCTCCACTTCATAGAAGTCTTTGATATTACCAGGGAATCTACAGCCTCCCGTTCCTGAATGAAGGTGTTCTTCTAAATTTTCGAACTTAGCGAACGTTTCATGACACCCCCTGAAGGGCTTACCGTACCCACCTTTAGGAACGTCTCCACAGTGATAGGTCCGAACCTCTAACTCTACGAACAGACACGGATCACAGTGATATGTCTTAGTAGCTGGATCATAGATCATGAAAAGTGAATACTCCCGGTCAAATCAAAAGCTCCACCCAATCCAGGAGACTTGAGTCCGCTCTCAAAGAGAGCCTTCCTAATACCGTCAACCAATCCACGTCTTCCGTCTGACGGACCTCCGATACCACCAGTAATATCGAATATAGTTTGAGCCTCCTCTTCCGATAGCTCTAAAATATATTTATACTTG